GCATAATTCGATGATACGTTTGTTGGTATATTTGCACTATTTAAATAGCTTGTATTATTACGAAGCCATGGGGCAGTATAGTTACCTCCATCATACATATCATTTCCACCATCTGATATAGAATAAGAATTACCGTCTAAGAAGTAAACAAAAAAGTTAGGGTTTCTTAAGCTTCCTGTATTAGCTCTTAAGACAGGCATGATTGTATTTATCTGGGTATAAACAGATCCTGAAACTGGAGATAAGCTGGCTGATACTGTATTTAATAGAGATAGTCTTCCACCTAGGTTAAAATTAGACAGAGTGAAACTACCTTGAGATGAAGTATTTGATAAAGTTAAAGGCATATAAGGATAAATATCAGTCCTCCTTTTCCTCTTTTGTCTTATAAGGAAACATCTTATTAAGCTCCTCTCTACGTCTATTACAACCGCAGTCTTCGTGGCCTGCTGCTTTAGCTACAGTCTCAGCTATCTTATCTATGCCTGTAAAATGTGTAAGTTTTGCTATTGTATCACCTAGACCTTTTGACTCTTTATCATCTGTCTTGTTTTTCATCTATTTTTTTTTCTAGCTTTTGAATAGTATTACCGGCTGATATGGCAAGGATATGAATCTGATTCCAAAGATCATGCACTTCTTTTTTTATCAAATCATACCTCCTCCATTGTATAACTTGTATAATTAATAATATAATTGTCGCACCTAAATAAATATAGTCTGGAGTAATCGTAACCGTCATGATCGTTATTTTAATCAAATGTAAGCCAATCTTCTGACTCTTTTTCTTTTATCTTTGTAGTACCTTTTGTCCATTCTGGATTAAATGGGCAGTGCCTACATTTGTTTCCACAACAAGTACCTCTCTCTAAATGGAAAAGAGCGGTAAAAACCACCCTTCCATTTTCAAGATAGTAGTGCACATTTTCTATTATACTATTTCGCATGCTCCACCTGCACAGGCTAATTCGCCCTTTTGATCAGTATTATCTTCTACTTCAATTACTTTTGATAAGTCTATTTCATGTAAATTAGATATTAAACTATCAAACTCTGCTTGTGTTATAGATTGAAAAGGGGCCTGGACGTAGCTTCCGTTGTCATAAGGAAGACAGGATAGCGCGGTATAGTTATTCCTATTATATTCTGGATGGTAGATAGAAAGATGCGTATAAAGAGCTTCATTTTTACCAAGCCTCATCCTACGAATATAGAACTCATCATGCCATGCGTGAACACCAGATGATGTACCAAGAACCATTGATGTAGTTCCAGAAGGCTTAACAGTTGTACAACGAGCTGCTTTATTAATATTAAGGATCTTCGCTACCCTTTCATTCTCTTCTTTTACAATAATAGCGGCTTCTTTCATGTTTAATTTCAATACTGCTCCAGAAGCGATACCAGTCATACCAACACCAATCAATGCATCTTTCTCAGTTGTTTTTTTCCAAATATCACGAAGATAGTGGAAGTCAGTATATGAAGCTTGAAGTGTTCCAATAAATGCTGCGGCTTTAACCCTTTCATTTAAATCTTCTTGAGACTCTAAGTTAGACACGTTTACTTCACACAAGTTACAGAATTGGAATGGCCTAAGTGCAATTTCAGCACATGGATTAGTTCCCCAATCTTTATCATTAGTCAAAAAGAATCCAGGTTCACCGGCGTTAGACAATTCGATCTTTTTCCAAAGAGCCATAAAGTCTTCTTTCTCAACACGATCACGTAAGATAACAGCAGAGTTGTTTGCACGACCACGTTGTGGATTGTTTTCCCACCAACTACCAAACTTAGATGTAAGCATCTCTTCATCATTGAAAGAGAATAAGCTAATCAATGCAGCACGACGAATACCTCCAGACAATACTGCATCAGCAATATAACATATAATATCATGACATTCAATAGGATTTAACCTGTCGCCTGTCTCTTTACGATCAAGAATCTTTTGGATCTGGAATAAGCACTCTTTTAAAGGTTCAGGACCAGGTGCTTTACCACCTGCTGTGATCAACATAGCTCCTTTTGGCCTAATATCACGTAAGTCAAATTTAGGTCTAGGTCCACCTACAAGATAAGACTTCATCAATAGTTTGACTGCGTCTGCCCATCCTTCAATTGAGTCACTAACTAAGTATCTTTTTTCTTTGATAGGCTTAATAATTTCAGGTAGCTTCTCTACATGATGACGTTGTACAGAATATCCTACTCCGCAACCACCAAGTAAAAGAAACATTATTTCTGAAAATACACGCCAATCATCAATAGGAGCGAAAGAACAGTTAAATATACGAGCATTATTAATCTCAATGGGTTTTCCTGCAAACTGCATTGAGCGCATTGACGGAAGAATTTTTTTATCATATACTAGTTTATAAACGCTTTCAATTTCGTCTGTAAGATGAGGGAACTTATTTATATGCATGTTCTTATTCCTCGTAACTATTTCATTCCAAGTTTCTCTTCTTTCCAATTCTGGCAGATATTTTGCATACTTATTGTACACAGTAATTTCAGACAAAATCTGTTGCGTGATGTCCATTTTTAGTTTTGTTTAAAAAAAGTTTAAAAAATAAAAGTTTAATTAGACGACTTAAAAGTCCTCTATTAGTTCTATAACCTATTATAGTAAGATCTGTGGTTGGTTGTCTACTTAACTACCTGGTAAAATACTACCTTTTGAAGTAGATTGAGTTAAAACAGGATTGCTTGTTTTCTGAATCTGATTGATCTTAGATGTGGTCAACCTATCAAACTGATTGTTTGACGTGGTATTAAGTTGTGCAATCTTATCATTGTATTTAACAGGAGTAGCTTTAGTACGATAGTTATCTCCTTTGATTGCCTTTTTAAATAGATCTATCAAGAAATTCATATTAGTCCGTTTTTCTCTAATAAATATAGCCTTTTCAGGTTAATTTATAAGCCCAACTCAAAAAACTTGTTAGATAAGTATGCCTTTTCATCTCTATCTAATCCTGAGCTAAATGGTTTACTTGAACCACTAGCTGGAGTTGATGTGTCAAATGTCAATTCATCATCATCAAGGCTATCAGGATTGATTTCGATACTACCATTATTAGTACTTATCTTTGCAGAGTAAGTCATTCCGTCCATACCGTATCTGTTTTTCATAATATGAATACGACCGGTACCGTTAACTTTATCTTGCCTTTTCCTTGATAGAGACATAGCAAAGTCAGCAATCATCATCTTATTGTATGATCCAGCCGCTTTATCACCTTCAATAACATCATCCTTTGCACCAGCCCTATTTACCTGAGATACTGTCCAGATAGGTACTTTAAGCTCTCTTGCCATACCTTTTGTTGCCGTATAAACATCATCGATAGCGTCTTTAGGATCGATTGACTTTGTTTTACTCTTTAGCAAGTCAACATAGTCAATAATAACCAAGTCTGGAGGATAGCCTAGATCAGAACACTTCTGGATGTGGGCTTCGATTGTATGGGTAGTTGCTTTTCCCATAGGAAACTCTTTGATAACAAGCTTACCTTTCAATTTACCTACTGCTTCCTCGATAGCACCGCGATGCTTATGAACCTGTTGTACATCTATTCCTGTAAATAGAGAGTCATAACGTTTGCCTACGTAGTACTCAGATAGTTCTAAAGTATAATGACATACTGTATATCCTCTTTGTACAGCCATAGCTCCTAGATTAACTAGCATCCATGATTTACCTCCACCAGGATTTCCGAATATAAGCCCAAGATCTCCTTTACCAAGCCCTCCCATAAGAAGTTCATTGAGATGTGGCCATGATGTAGGAATAGCTGCTCGCTCTTCTTCACGATACCTTGTCTCAATATCTTTTTCATATTCGTGACCAATAGACTTTTCTTGTCCTGCTTTCAAAGCTTGATCCATCATATATTTGATATCGTCGTATTGACCCTTCTCTAATAACGTAACAGAATTAAGGATCGCTTTTTTAATCTGTTGATTTTTACAAAAGCTACTAAACTCCTGCTCTACATATTCCCTATCCTCATTAGCTGATTTATAGGTTTCTTTAAGTTGCTCTACAACGCTAACTTTCAATACTTCATTCTCTATCTTTCTTACTTCTACTTGAAGTGCATCAAGTGATGGAGTAGTATGATACTTGTAGTAGTATCTTAGAATTTCACCGACAATCCACTTATGTGCTGGATTATCAAACATTTCAGTATCAAGAATATCGTTTATGTTTTGAAGAAACTCTTTATGCTTCAACAAACTAGACATTACCTTGATTTGAAAACTAACACCGTACTGTTGTAACTGATTTAATGACGCCATAACTATTTATATTTTGATAATTCGTTAAAGTGATTAAACAACCATGTATACACGTTAGGTATAGAGTTGCCTAATTCATCTTCATGATACAAATTAAGAAATTCTTTTGAATTGAACTCCTTCGAAGGATTAAGTAACAAACTATTTATTTCTTCTAGTGCCTCTTCTGGGATATTAGGATCTTTTAAGTCCATTAACTTTTTATTGATCCTTAGTTGATACTCATAATTCTTAATCGATTCTAGTATCTTAGCCTTTCCTTCACAGGACTGCAATATACCATCTAGACTAATCTCTTCTTCAGAACCCAATTGTGGAAACAACTTAAGCATGGTCTTACTTCCAAGACCTTTTACTCCAGGTACGTTATCTCCAGAATCTCCAAGAAGTATCTTTTGAGTTAGAAAGTTCTTTGGTGTTACACCATACTCTTTTAGTACGAGCTCTCTATCATAGAACTTCTTTTTAGTAGGAGAGTAAATTGTTACTTTATCTGAAACTAACTGTAAGTAATCTCTGTCTGAAGATAAGATTGTAACCTCTCCGGTTAATTTTCCTGTGATGTAACCGATAACATCGTCTGCTTCAATCTTATCGATTGAAAGCAAATCAACAGGAAGTTGTTTTAGATAATAGATCAATCTAACTATCTGATTAGTAATTGCATCAGATTCATCTTGTTGTGATTCAAATGAATCCCAATTTGTGACTCTTTTAAGACCTCTATTACCTTTATATTCTGGATAGATATATCTTTTGTTTGTTGATGCACCTTGACCATCGAACACTAATATCACTCTAGTCGGCCTAATTAATTTAATTACGTAACCTAAGGAACGTAAAAAGCCTGTTAATCCTCCTATATGTGATAGATCTTTATTTACCCACCCGATAGCAGTGAATGCTCTTAAGAAGGTGTTTAAACCGTCTACAAGAAGCACCCTACTATCAACATGGTTTTCGACTGTTTCTTCTTTTAAAGAGTCGAATATTTTTTTCATTTCTTCATTCATTAGTCTGCGGTATCAAAAATGTCAGGTGATAGCGGTGTGTCTTCCTCAACTACATCGAATGATGTTGATCCTAGGACTTTCATCCACTGATCTGAATATTGCTTCTTGTATTCATCAAGAGCTTTTTTATCATCGTTGATAAATCCATGTACTGTCATAATAACTTTGTTGACAGCAGTGACACCAGTCACGTGATTTTTGTCGCAACTAATCCTAGTTCTTTTAGCAAACTCAACCTCTTTACCATTTTTAGTGGCTTTGATTTTGTTTGTTCCAGCTCTAGCAATGTTACCAAAAGTAATAACTAATGAAGAGTCAAAGTACATTGTATTACCACCTTTGTTATTCAACGTAGGTTGGCCCATTGGTGAATCAGGTTTAGCTACCCAAACTTTATTTACTGCAACTAATGTATTAGTATAAGGTTGTGATGCTTTACGAGATAGTACAATTCTTTGATTGATGAAGTTGCCAAATGTTTGAGACATTGCTCCTGCATTCCACTCATTATTATTAGTAGACTTTTCAATACTCATTCTACAAGGAATAGATCCTACAGAATCCCAGAAGAAACAAATGTCATGAGGAAGTGTACCTCTCTTCTGTTCATCAAGAATATCAGCAATGAAAGCGCCAACATCTTCTACACACTCTAGTCTTTCACGATCAATATACAAAAAGAATCCTTTGTAATCAACTACTTCACCTGTTGAGGGATCTGCTACTTCTTCAAATTGGAATCCCATTTCTTTAGCGTGACTCCAATCCCATTTCATCTCTGTAATAATAAACACAGGAAGAATGCCCATCTTTTGAGCTGAAACTGCAGCTTCAAGAAGTGCGGTTGTTTTACCTGTATCAGAATGTCCTCTTAGAAGAGTAATGTGACCAACAGGAATTCCTGGAATCTGGAGTGTATCTTGAAATGCTTGAGATAGCGGTATCCACCTTTGCTCTTTAAATACAACGCCTGCTGAAAGGTTCTTTCCCTTTTTAAATTTCTCTAGATCAATAGTGCCTTTTATTGCACTATTTATAGTACTTGTTAATGATTTTGCCATTTGCGAAACTGTTTAGTTAAAAAACCCCGGCTTGTAACCGGGGATTTTATTAAAGATCACTGAAAAGATCATCAATCGAAGAATCGACGCTTGCTTTTCCAGTATTCAAGGTATATTGTCCTGCTGCTTGAGGCTTTTCCCAAGGAAGATCTCCTGTAGGTTTAGTTTCAACAGCATCAGCTTGCTCTTTTAGCTCTTCTTCAGGGTTCAAGTGCTTAAGAAGAGATTCTTTCATCTCATCATAAGAATACTTTTTGAATTGAGCCAAAGGATCAGGTTGATTATCGAGCCAAGTTTTTACCTTGTCTGCATCTTCTGAGAGTTGCGTAGACTTTGTCCTAACCCTAACAGTTGAAGTGTTATACATCAAACCAGTGGTTTCTTTACCAGCTGTTTCAACAGTAATGTCACGACCTGTAATAGGATCTGTGTAGTCTCCTACGTCCTCATCTTCAGCAATACTCAACAAGTCCATGTACACTTGCTTACCAAATTCCCAAAGCCTAACGCCTTTATCTTCTTCACCTCTTACAATAACAGGTGCAAAGATACGCATTTTAGGTTCAAGCTTCTTAGCGAGTGACCAGTTTTCTTTGTCTCCAGACTTGCGAAGTCCTTGAGCAAATTCAACAATTGGATCCTTTTCACTAAAGTTAGCCAAACTCATCATGGTCCTGTTGTTGATACCATAATGCATTAGAACTTCTTTGAATGGATTTTGCTTGTCAAACTTAGATGGTACAATACGTACTGAGTGTTTTCCCACGGTAGGCCTCCAGATAGTCTGGGATAGGTCCTTTTTTTGTCCTCCACGTGGATTTTGTAGAGCCGACAATCTTGATTTTAAAACCGATATATCCATATGTAACTAATTTCGATAAATATAAG